CGCCAACGGTTCCCTGAAAAGATCGCCGCATCCAGGTGCAGGCAGCGTGAGCAGAAAGAGCAGGCGACGCCGATCTGGGCCGACAAAGGCAAGATTGCGAAATTCTATGCAGAGTCCCGGCGGCTGACGAAACAGACCGGGATTCAGCATCACGTTGACCATCTCGTGCCGCTTGTGCACGACCGGGTCTGCGGGCTCCATAACGAATTCAACCTGCAGGTCAAGACGGCTTCAGAGAACCAGCAAAAATACAATTCCTGGGACGCGTGAACGAGCGCGCGGACAGGATCGTGCCAGAACCCGAAATGGCGGCATCGCGCTGACTGGCATGAAATTTTTCAGCCCTGCGCGCGTAATGAATCGTGCCAGGTTAAAAACATCTGGTTGGCATGATATTTTCCAGTGTCTCGATAAAAAAGCACTTCCAAGCATTTGAATATAAAGGTAAATAACGATCTCTTCAAATCAAGTGGGCAAGGTGAGGGTATAGCAAAGCCAGCGAAGCAGCGTACGCGCCCATTACGCGTGAATACGCCGATTTTTCATATGGCGGGACACGATCAACTATTTTCAACTATTTTTAGGCATTTATGACTGTAGGCCGAAAACCGAAGCCGACGCACCTGAAATTGCTCGCCGGACATCCTGGGCACCGACCGTTACCGAAAAACGAGCCGCAGCCGGACGCCGCAGTCGAGACGATGGCACCGCCGGACTGGCTGAGCGGCGAGGGGCGCGCGGTGTGGGCGGTGGAATTTCCAAAGCTCGTGCGCAACAGCATGATCACCGACATCGATTTGAACGCCTTCGCGCGGTACTGCCATGCCTGCGGACGCTTCCAGGTCGCCGAGAGCTACGTTAAAAAGCAGGGCGAAGTTTTGATCTCGCCGTCTGGCTTTCCGATTCAGAATCCGTATCTGGCGGTCTCGAACAGGGCGCAGGAGCAAATGCACAAGGCGGAAACAGAGTTCGGTATGACGCCTTCGTCGCGCTCGCGCGTATCGCCTGTTGTGTCAAAAAAGGCAGCAAATCGTTTCTTGAGCTTGGTCGATGGCGCGAAAAAGAACAACCGCGCGTGACTTCGTAGCGGTTGCCGATGCGTATGCCGCGGCGGCGCTGGCGGACGCTGACGGGTTGAAGTTCGGGCTGTGGATGCGTCTTGCGGCAAGTCGGTATGTGGAGGATCGCAAGCGCGCCGCGGCGAAGGGTGGGCCGTTCAAGTTCTCGCTGATACACGCTCGGCAGGTGTGCGAATTCATCGAGCAGCTTCCGCACGTCGAGGGCAAGTGGTTGACCAAGAATCTCGTGCTGCATCCAGCGCACGTCTTTTTTCTGGTCAACCTTTTCGGCTTCAGGAACAACGATGGGACGCGGCGCTTTACGAGTGCGCTCTTTGCCGTGGCGCGCAAGAACGCGAAAAGTACGCTGTCCGCGGCGATCATGCTGTACTGCCTCTGCTACGAGCCAGAGGTCGGGCCGCAGGTGATCAGCGCGGCGACGACCGGCGACCAGGCGCGGATAATTTTCAACGTCGCAAAGCGCATGGTCGAGCAGACGCACGATTTGCGGGCTGCGTTCAATCTTGAGGTATTCGCCAACGCTATTACAAACTGGAGCGTCGGCGGGAACTTCAAGCCAATTAACGCTCACGCTTCTACGCAGGACGGTCTGAATCCGTCGCACGTCGCGCTGGACGAGATCCACGCGCACAAGACGCACGACCTTTTGAACGTGCTGCAGTCGGCGGCGGGAGCGAGGCTCAACCCGCTTTGGCTCTACACGACGACCGAAGGTTACGAGACGCCGGGGCCGTGGCCGGAGATGCGCCACTTCGCGCACCAGATATTGCATGGATTGCTCGAAGCCGACCACTTCCTGGTCGTGATCTTCGCGCTCGACGAGCAGGTTGGGCAGCCGGGCGATCCGAACTACAAGCCAGCCGACGAGGACTTCGACGAGTCGAAGTGGATCAAGGCGAACCCGCTGATGGAGGTCAATCCGATCCTTGAGCGCGAGATCAGGAAGGCCGCGATCGACGCGAAGCAGATGCCGGGGCGTCATGCTGAATTCAAGATCAAGCGGCTGAACCGGCAGTCGAGCGTGGCCGAAGGCTGGACGAACCTGATCAAGTGGCGGGCGTGCGACGGAGCGGTGGACTTGGCGTGGCTCGCGCAGTTTCCATGCTACGGCGGGCTCGACCTGTCCACCACGTCTGATTTGACGGCCTTCCGGCTTGTTTGGGTGGTCGAGGAAACGATTTACACCAAAGGCTGGCGCTGGGTGCCGAGGATCGCGGTACACAAGCGCACCGAGCGCGGGCTGGTGCCGTATCGTGGCTGGATACAGGCCGGGCATTTGATCGAGGCCGGTGACGAGATCATTGATTACGACGAGGTGGTCAAGGTTATCGTGCAGGTGAAGCAGGATTTTGATCTGCGCATGGTCGGCTACGACGACTGGAACGCGAAGCAGATATTGAAAAAGCTGGTAGACCAGGACGTGCCGATGCAGGAATTCCGTCAAGGGCCGAAATCGTTTCATCCGGCTATGAAGGCGGTCGAGGAACACTACGTCGCCGGGAAGTTGGCGCACGGCGCGGACCCGGTGCTGGCGTGGTGCGCCTCGAATCTGGTCGCGCGCACGGACGCGAACCTGAACACGGCGCCTGACAAGAAGCGGTCGCTGGAGAAGATAGACGATATGGTCGCGCTTTTCATGGCGACCGGGATCTCGCTGGGCGACCAGTCCGAAAAATCATTCTGGGACAAATAGAATGCCGAAACTCAAAGCCTGGCTGCCTGACGTGCTCTTGATCGCCGGGACGCCTGCAGTCGAGGACATGGTGTTCTTCAGGATCGGCAGAAAAATAGCTGATGCTGCCGACACTATGGCAATCAATGCGCACCTGCACGCGGTTGTTGACGCCGGCCTCGAATTGACCACCTGTGCCGGTTGAAAGCTGACCAGGAACAACGGACTGCTTAGACAGGACTGGCGGCCTTCCGCGAACAGATATGATGGTCAATTCCGGATCGGCGCATTGTGAGGAAAGTGATCAGTTTGAGGGCGGCGGCAACACGGATGATAGGCCGGTGCCGCCATGGGAGTGGCGATTACAAAGACGCTAACTATTCAGATCGTTTTTCGGGGGTCACATGCGCCGACTAATACTTTTAATTCTGCTCGTGACACGACCTGCATTTGCGTTCGACTATCAATTAACTTTCGAGCAAACGTGTAAATACAATCAAAAATCATTCCCGTGCGAAAGATCCGACGAACAGGAGACGATTCGTGACATGGGCGGTAAGTGGGTTGGAGTGCGGAAAGATGGAAGCATTTTCGACCTGCGATTGATAAAGAATGACGACAACGTATTGATTTTCGAATACCCAGTTCTCTGGAGCGGCGCGAGCGTAATTTACTTGATGAAGAAAACAGGCCGATTCTATTGGTCAGAAATCTCTTACTCTGACTCCCTGAAGACGGATGACGGACGAGTTAACGTTGGCCGGATCACCATAAAGAAACAGAGATGAAGTTGTTGCCGCCGCCCTCAAGCTGATCACTTTCCCCACAATGCGCCGATCCAGAATTGACCTGTTCGCGGAAGTAAGCAGTCCGTGTTCCTGGTCAGCTTTCAACCGGCACTGGTGGTCAATCCGTGGGCGGCGTCAACAACTGCGTGGCAAAAAGAACATTGCGGCCCTTATCCACGCGCTTCGACCCGTCACTGTTCAACTGAAAAAGGCAGCATAATCATTTCTGACACCGGCTCAAACCTTTAACTGTGAGCGGGACATCGTCCAGTCCGAGTGTTGAGCAGCAAAGCGGTTGTCACAGGTCAGCGTGATAACATCTTTTGCAATATTTTCAGGGAAACCAGCATGAAATTATCGTTCTTCATCGGCGGCACGATTGCAGCATTCGCCATCAGCGGCATCGCCGCCGCACAGGACAAGGCCGTCGCCGATTACCCGAGCAAACCAATTCGCATGATCGTGCCGTTTGCCCCTGGCGGCGGCACCGACATCACCGCGCGCACCATCGCGCAAAAACTCACCGAGCGCTGGGGCCAGCAGGTGATCACCGACAACCGGCCCGGCGCCAACGGCACTATAGGCGCCGATCTCATCGCCAAGGCGGCGCCCGACGGCTACATCTTCGGCATGATCTCGTCCAGCCATTCCGTTAACCCCAGCCTGATGAAAAAACTGAGCTATGACCTGGTGCAGGATCTTGCCCCCATCACCCAGGCGACTACCCAGCCCTACGCTCTGGTCGTGCATCCCTCGCTGCCCGCGAAGTCGATGAAGGAGTTGATCGCGCTCGCCCGCGCCAGGCCGGGCGCGCTCAATTACGGCTCTTCCGGCACCGGCGGCCTGAGCCATCTCTCCGGCGCCTTGCTCGGCTCACTGGCCAAGATCGACATCGTTCACATCCCCTACAAGGGTGGTAATCCCGCGATGATCGACGTGATCGCAGGCCAGATCCAGATGCTCTACTCGACCCTGCTGCAGGCGCAAACTCACATTAAGAGCGGCAAGCTGCGCGCGCTGGGCGTCACCACCGCCGCGCGTTCCCCTGCGGCGCCGCAACTGCCCACCATGCAGGAGGCAGGCATCGCAGGCTACGAGGTCGCCGGCTGGTACGGCGTGGTCGCGCCGGCCAAAATGCCGCCGGCCATCGTCGCCAAACTCAATCAGGAAATCGTGCGCATCCTGCAGTCCCCGGATGTAAAGGAACGCATGTCGGCCGACGGCTCGGAGCCGGTGGGTTCGACACCCGAGCAATTCGGCACCCACATCAAGAACGAAGTCGCCAAATGGCGCAAGCTTATCCAGGAAACCGGGATTCGCGCCGAATAAAACAGCAACATGGAGAAATCCATATCACTCGCTTTTGAGCTGGCCCAGCGCATCAACGCTCCCCATTACGAAGTTCTGCCGTCGGAGACGGTGAGCTGGGCCAAAGTCGGCATACTCGATACCGTGGTCGTCACTCTCGCCGGCGTGCTGGCCTCGGGCGGCGGCCCCAGCCTGGTGTTCGGCGCCAAGCGCCGCGTGAGTGCGCTCGACGCCGCGCTGGTCAACGGCACCGCCTCCAACGCGCTCGACTTCGACGACTGTTGCCGCCGGCCTCAAACTGATCACTTTCCCCACAATGCGCCGATTGACCAGCTCGCGGAAGGCCGCCAGTCTTGGCTAAGCGGTCGGATGAGCATGGTCACTTTGAGATCGGTACAGGTGGTCAATTCGAGACCGGCGTCAACACC